GGTGATTAATAAGTTTGACGCTAATAAAGTAGCAATGCTAGAAGAACAATTAGATGAGCAACGCGAGAGATATGTTGAGCTGATGCAAACTAATATTAGGTTGCAAGAAAAAGCAAGTGAAGCCATAGCCCTAGCCCGCGAAGCAAAAGCATTAAGTTCAGGCACATCAAGGGAAGTAGAGGCAACTATATCAAGTATTAGAAGCGAGGTTAACTCGCAGATAAACGCAGTTAATGATAAAATGAAGGCGTTACAAAAAGCTACAACTAACCCGTTAGGTCGATAAGGAGTATCAATGTTAAGTATATTGTCAGGAGTATTAGGTTTTGCAACATCAGGTTTACCCAGTGTTTTAGATTTTTTCAAACAAAAAGGCGATCAAAAGCATGAACAAGCGATGGCACGATTGGAAATGGAAAGAGCTATGGAAATGGCTAAAGCTGGCTATGCATCGCAAGAACGCATTGAAGAGTTCCGAACGGACCAAGTTGAAATGGAAACCTATGCTCAAGAGAGAATGGCACTTTATAAGCACGATGAAAAACTTTCGGAAGGCGCGTCTCCTTGGGTTCTTAATCTCCGTGCTAGTGTTCGCCCCGTTGTCACCTATATTTTTCTTTTTATTATTTTATTTATCGACATCATAGGTATGTGGTGGGCTATTAAAAGTGGGGTAGATTTTGCTACTGCGATGGAATTAGTATTTTCAGACGAAGAAATGGCAATTTTTGCAAGTATTATTGGATTTTGGTTTGGGTCGAGGCATTGGGATAAACGTAGATAATGAAAATATCACCGGCAGGTATACACCTCATCAAGCATTTCGAGGGAGTTAAATATAAGCCATACATGTGCAGTGGCAATGTGTGGACTGTCGGTTGTGGTCACGCATTATACCCTAGACAACTAGTAATGAATTTAGCTGACAGAGCTAAGTTTGATTTAAAACCAGAAGACAATAGAACATGGACGAAAGAAGAGGTAGATGGACTACTTAAATACGACTTACAACGCTTCGAGCTGGGAGTACTTCGTCTGTTGGGTTCTGTGCAACCAAAACAGTCTGAGTTTGATGCTCTTGTCAGTTTTAGTTTTAATCTTGGGCTGGGGACATTTCAAAGATCGACAGTTCGGTCAGCATTTATCCGTGGTGATAAAACGCGTGCTGGAGAAGTTCTTCTAATGTATAGAAGAGCAGGGGGACGTATACTAAAAGGATTAGTAAGACGAAGACTCGCAGAGCATGCGATGTTTATGTCAGGGGCTTAATATGGCATTAAAAAAATTGGCATTTAAACCGGGAATTAACCGAGACATAACTAACTATTCTAATGAGGGTGGTTGGTTTGCTTGTGACAAAATACGATTTAGAAAAGGGTATCCTGAAAAAATTGGTGGATGGACTGTTGTAAACTTTGACGCATATAAAGGCGACGCAAGAAGTTTATTTTCTTATAAGACAACTAGTGGTGATGAAATAGTTTCTGTTGGAACTGACCAAAAATTTTATCTGTTAACTGGTACTACTTTAAAAGATATAACTCCTGTTAGAAAAACTTTTGAGTCCCCAGACACTGATAACTGTTTTGATACAACGAGCGGTTCTACGACAGTAACCGTAAATATTAATTCTCATGGAGCGTCTGATGGTGACTATGTTACTTTTAGTGGGGCCACTGCTGTTGGAGGCATTCCCGCTAGTGATTTAAATAAAGAGTTTCAATGCGAAAATGTTACAGGTAACGCATTTGAAATAACAGTTGATACAGCTGCAACTTCTACTGTAACTGGAGGAGGCGGTACAGGCATCACAGCAACTTTTCAAATATCTATTGGAGTTTCTAATTTAGGTGCAGGGTATGGTTGGGGCGCAGGAACTTGGAGTCGCGGAACTTGGGGTTCTGGCGCAGATACTCCCGTGTTATTTCCAGAACGTCTTATATTTGTAGATCAGTTTAACAACGACCTTATATGGAATGTGCAGGATGATACGATCTACTACTGGGAATATGACTCGGCTTTCTCTAATATATCAGTACCTTTAAATACTTTAACAGGCTCTAGAGCGGTTCCTACTCAAGTTGGTAAAACCATGTTTACTTCTAGTGGGCATTTATTAGCGCTAGCTTGTACAGAATATTACAGAGATACGACAGCAGGGAGTTCAATATCAACTATTACTAATTCAGGAACTACTGCAACAATAACAACAGCATCTACACATGGATTAGAAGTATTAGACTGGGTTGAATTTAGTGGTCAAACTCCTGTTGCATATCAAGGTGAATATCAAGTCACGGAAGTACCATCTACTACTACATTTAAAGTAGTTTTATTACAAAATCCAGGTGGTAGTGCTTCTGTGGTGGGAACTTATGATTCTATTAATTACACAGTTGGTGCACCCTATGATCCTCTTTTAATTAGGTTTGCCAACGTAGATGCTGATACAGGTCCTAATCCAGAAGAGTGGAAACCTGAAGTCACAAACACGGCAGGTTTTTTAAGAGTGAAAGGAGGCTCAATTATTGTGACTGGGTTTAATACCAGACAAGAGACACTTGTATTTACAGACACTTCTCTAAACTCACTACAATTTTTAGGTACATCAGAGGTATTTGGGTTACAAGATATTTCAGACAATATTAATATCGCAGGTCCAAACGTAGTAGCTGAAGCTAACAACGTAGTTTATTGGATGGGACAAGATAAATTTTATGCTTATGACGGACGTGTCAATACTCTACCATGCACTCTAAAACAATACGTATTTGACGATATTAATCCTGCTCAAAGCAACATATTTTTTGCTGGCACTAATAGAGAGTTTGATGAGATTATATGGTTCTATTGCTCGGCTGGGTCAAATACGATCGACAGATATATTATCTACAATTATCAAGAAAACTTATGGTACTACGGCACATTAGAGCGAACTTCTTGGTATGACTCACAAGTTTTAAAATTCCCTCTCGCCACTAATGACGGCTATGTATACAAACATGAAGACGGAATTGATGACGGGCAGCCACTAGGAGCTGAACCTGAAGCTATTGATGCATATATTGAATCAGCTGACATGGCTGTTGAAGACGGAGAAAGATTCGTATTAACTAAACGAGTAATACCTGATATTAACTTTACTAATTCTGAACAGAATAATCCTGTAACAGGAGACCCTCAAACCCCGACTGCGATTATGACTGTTGGAGTTCGTAATTTTCCAGGGGCTAGTGTATCTACAAATGACGTAGAAGGTAACACGTTAAGCCGAGATGTTATTACAAGCGCAACAATCGACCAATACACAAATCAAGTCTTTGTCAGGGCAAGAGGTAGACAAATGAATTTTAAAATATCATCTGACACGGTAGGAACTCAATGGGAACTTGGTTCTGTACGAGTTGATTTTAGACCTGATGGTAGGAGAGGCTGATGGCTAGAGTCAGTAAAGTTGCGCCCCCTAATTTAATTTTAGCTCAACCAGAATATTCTCAAAGAACACAGGATCAACTCAATAATGAACTTAGGTTGTATTTCAACCGACTAAACACTTATCTAAATATTTTATCAGACACTGCGGGGGGTTCAGCTTTGAGTCTCCCACATATAAAAGCATATAATGATAGTAATCAGACAGCTGACGGGGATGACACTCCAACTGTAGTTAAATTTACAGAATCATTAGACAATGTAGGTTTTGTGTTAAACGCTGACAATACAGCTACAGCACTTCATGATGGCACTTACAAAATTAGTTATAGATTACAAGCTGAAAACCAGTCTAACACACAACATAACATTACTGCGTGGCTACAAGTAGATGATGTGGATGTACCCTATTCGGCAACTCAGTTTTCTATCCCACAAAGAAAAAGTGCAAGTGAATATACTTATGTGTTATGTACCTCGTTTATAACTTGGGAAGCAAAAGCAAACCAGAAATTCAAACTATACTGGGTAACCGAAGATGCAGGTGATGTTATTTTAAAAGCTCACGCAGCTCAAACAAGTCCATATGCAAGGCCTGCGATTCCTTCATCAGCGGGCATCATACAGTATATAGGTAGGGAATAATATGGTATTATACGAATTATTGATAGGAATTTTTTATGTTAGGTAATATTTTTAAATTCGCAGCCCCAATAGCCGCTGGAGCATTTGCTGGACCAGCAGGTTTTCAATTAGCAGGTAGTGCTATGGCAGGTTCTATTGCCGCAGGTGCAGCTACAGGTGCAGGGATTGCAGCTTTATCAGGGGATGATGTTCTATCTGGCGCTGTTACAGGCGGACTTGGTGGTATGGGCGGAGGTAGCCTAGCTAATGCAGCTACTGCTACAGGACAACAAGCAGCTACAGCAGACATGATAGCCAAAGGCGGTGGAGGTATTCACTCTGGTATGGTAACAGGTGCTCCTACAGCCGGACAAGCATTCACTGCAAGTGTGCAAAATCCAGGAATGTTTTTAAAAAATCTTGGCGATGGTAGCACGGCTATGGGTGCCGGTAAAGTTGGAATTATGGGTTTAGGCGCTGCAGACTCAGTGGGCGCATTTACTCCTGAGCTACCCAAATATGATGACGATCCTAGGAACAAATATGATCCTAAGAGAAGGCTTGACCTAAGCATGAACACAGGAATTGACGATGCGTTGAAACGCGATACAGGACTTCGTTTATTAGCAGGGGGCGGTACTGTATTAAATCCATCCAATAATTTTTATCAAACCGATTCTTTTGGTAATAGAAACTATACCGGACCTAGAGATTATTCAACAGGACAACCATT